GCCCTGACCGAGAGTGCGGCGGAAGCGAGAAAGAACGCCAACGAGACCGGACTGCTCCAGCAGGGGCGGAAGTGAGTCGATGCTGACGGATTTTGCGTGTATCGCGGTCCGGGAGGCTGCAAATGCGGCATTGGGCATCTGATCCCGGACGATCTGTACAGCACAGTCATGGAAGGCAAGGGCGTGTTGTGCCTCATCGAAGCCTACGGTAGCATCGGAATGCTATTCAGCGGTGTTGTGCCATCGCTCCTCCGTGCAATCCAACACGTCCACGACGCCTACCCGGTGGAAGGATGGCGCGAGGCACTTGATTGCGTGGCGGTCCAATTTGGACTAGCGGGGTGCCCTCGCGAAGATTGTCCAGTCTGCCCTTGAGAACGCCTTCAAGGCTTCCCTAGAGGGGTGGACCGAAGAAACCGTTTGCGGATGGTTCCGCAACGGATTGGGAATACTACTCTTACCCGAAGGAGATACCCATGGGTTATGATCGAGGATCACGCGACCGGGAGACGCCGCGTTGTACGTCATGCGGGGGCCCGACACGAGGGGGTGCTGGCACCGCGTCGATCGTCTCCGGCGATACCCGGGTGACGCTCCGGATGATTCACTTCCGGGAGTGTCTTGACTGCGGGGACAGGGTGTATTCTGCCAGGGGCCGGGCAAGAGCGGCTGCCCTAGTGGTGGGCCTTCGGGATTCGGTCCGGGAATCCTCGCGGGTAACCCGGATTTGATTCGCCCACGTGCAGGGGCGGCCAGGGCAAGCCGACGCGGTTTTCGTAGGGGGGAGTAGCGGCCGGATACTCTGCCAGCGTAGGCTAGGGACGGCCGCCGGGAGTCTCAACAATGGTCGACGCGTTTCTTGTGCTGACACCGCCGGGAACCGATCCGGCGAGTCTGCGAGCGGTTCTCGGCCCGTACCTAGCGGGGGCGGAACCGGCGATCATCGCGATTGGGCCGATGCACTTCGGCCTACGCGAAAACCGGGTCTGGGAGAACCGCGACGGTTCGCGCCGGATTCTGCCGGCCTATCGGTTCCTGGCCATGACCCACGCGGATGGATGCTTTGCCCCGTCTAGCCTGTTCGCCCGGCGTTCGGGCCTAGAAGTCTGCCTGATAGTGCGGACGGTAGAGCCGGAGCGGCGGATACGGCCGAAACTACGGTCGCGGTCCCTGCCCGGCGTGATGATCGTTGAGAGTCTGTAGTCCGTTCGGACGTTCCGAACAGACCCCAAAACCCTAGTACGGAGTCCATTCGATGGCAGAACCGACCGAAATGCAAATCTTTGTTCTTGAGTGTGTTCCCGGAACGCCGAAGGCCGACGTGTTGAAGGCGGTCGGCAAGCTCCTCGCGAAGGGTCCGCGTCCCGTCCTCGACCTGGGCGTCATGTCGGTCCGGTTCGCTCCGGCCGAAAATTACATGAACCGCAAGGGCGAGGCCCGAACGTCGCCCGCACGGAGATTCATAGCGGCGACGGACCGGATTGGCAAGTTTTTCTCGGCGCAGGCTTGCGTCGAGCGGGACGGGGTTGAAGTCGGATTCTGCATTCGGGAAATCGTCGCGAGACCGGGCGGGACGGGGAGCAAGGTGGACGGCGTGACGGACGCCGCCGGGTTCTAGGCCGACGGGCGATCATCGCTCCCCCTACGGGGGGAGCATTGACCGATCGTGGACCGTAGGGAGTGTGTCTCATGGGGCCGATTGACAGGGCCGAGAAGTTCATCCGCCGGCTGAAGCGCGTTGAGAGGGGCGGCCGTCCCCTAACGATGGCCGAATACCAGCGGGCACGACGCCGCCGCCGAATACGGACTCGACACATCGCGATGGCCGTATCGCGACTCTACAAGCGCAAATGGCCCGTCCCGACGGACCCCTCGTGGGAGGAGCTGGGGATCACGCCCGAGCCGCTGGCGTGGCGATTACCGCCCGCTGAGTCGGCCGCCGACCGTAACTCTGAGAGTCCGGCAATCATGGACGGCACGTTTTTCTGACCGTCTTAAGTCTTTTTGCTCCCGGCCGTTACGTTCCATCGTGGGACGTAGCGGTTTTTTTTTCGCCTCCCTTTCGCATACCGAACACGCATACCGAACGCTTACCGATCCAGTCTGCTCATGGTTGTCTTCGTCCGGTACTCGGCCGACGGCTTCAAGCTTAGCCTGCCTGCCCTGCTTACTCTCCGCTCGATACCCCGACCCAGACTGGTTCCGGCCCTCCCCGAACAAAACCAGAATTCGGGTGATGTTGGGGTGGGAAATCACCTACCCGCCCCTGGAGGAAACCCCTACGCACTTCCCCCAGGGTCCGGGGACACCCCCCTCGGCCCCTGGGCGGCAAACGCACCCCCCTCCCGATGGTCAAAAATTGCTGCGAAAAATTTTCACAAAATCCCCCCCGAAGACTCAAGATTGTCGAAAAAGGGTCGTGCTAAGATAGGTAAAGGACTCCCGAGTCCGAATACACCCCTCGCCCCAACAGGTGTCCGGCGACCCCCGAATTGGCGGGCTTTTTCGAGTCCGTCCAGGTAAACGAGTTAGGACTTTGTTCACTCGGACGGCGTAAGGTTATGGTAGGGCAGTCTTTATCGCAAAACTGGTCAAGCAAATCATCGAAGAGGTCATTCAATGGAGGATTTTTTATAACGGCCCCCGGAGGCTCTCTTACCTGGACGGCCCCCTAAGCGTCGTCTCCCCCGAGGGTTACGCCGGTCAACTGCCAATTTGGCACCTGGACGGAGGGTGACCAAGGGTGACCAAGGCGTCAGGAGTTTTTTGGATTTTTCTAGCCCTAACTTCAGTGTTGTGGTAAATTATCCCGGGAGATACTACGGATATGCTTTTCATGCCGGCACCCGACCTTCTACTTCTGGGCTCTGGGGGGCGCCTCCTGTCCGAAGAGGCCCTCGACCTCGAGCTCGGGGCCCCTTCCCTCGGGGCTTCCCTCCTCGAGACCCTCCACTTGCACTGGATTCCCATCGGGGATCGTCGATTCATTGATCTGCCATCCCTCGAGGCTGCTCTCCTGCGCTGGAATCGGCCCAATCTGACCCTCGAGGAGGTCCTGGCCATCGGAAAACACTACGCGGAGGTCACTCGTGGCGCAATCCGGGCCCGAATCCGTGCCTGGGTGACCCCTCCGGAGCCCATCCCGGGTCAAAAATCCTCAAAATCCCCGAAGAAGGGTGGCCGACGCCTTCGAGAGGCCCTATAATTCACCCATGACCCCTGGAGACTATCAGCCGCGCCCTTCCCGGACCTCTCTCGCGAGTGTCACCCTGACGGAGTTGGCCCCCGCCGAGGACCTGACGGCCTTTCTTGACCCACAGGCTTGGTCTCGGGCCCTCCGTGCCTCGGAAATGACCGTCTCCGAGGAGGTTTCCATACTCGCGAGCATCATGCGAGACGCCGGAAACGACCCCTCGGACCGTATGCGGGCCCTAGAGATGCTCTACCGGAGACGCCTCGATGTGTTGCGCCTCACGGGGCACCTCGCGAAGGTCGTGGCCACCGAAGACCACAGTGACCCCTCGAATGTGAAGCGTTCCGTGACCGCCGAGGTTGTGCGTATCGCCGCCTCGGGCCACGAATTGATTCGGGGGTCCTACCCGACCCCCTCGGAGACCCCCAATGCCGAAGAGTCCAGTAACAGCGTCGCCTCAGGCGTCGCCCCAGGCGTCGACTATCGAATCCTTCCCGAAGGCGGGACCGGCGATGACCGCGGCGACGACTCTCCCCTCGACCCTGAGTCCCCCCTCGACCCCGACCTCCTTGGTGGAGGCCTTGAGGCCCCAGCCGGGAACACCGCCCCCGCCTTCGACGACCCCCGCGACGACGACCTTGGCCGCGACCCCTAACGCAACCCCGCTCGTGGACGGCTCCCCGATGGCACCCGGGTCACTCTCCCCTATGACCACGTGGAGCGAGGCCCGTATCCTCCAATACGTGCAGGGTTTCTTCGAGTCGGGTCGAGGCCCGCAGACCGTCAAGCAGCGACTCGCGCAGCTTACCTTCCCCAAGTCGTATCTGTGGCCTAACGATGGATTCGCCAGGGTCTCCGCGAAGGTGGCCTCATGGCTTCGCGACGGGAAGGTCGCCCCTCAGATAATCGCCTGGCTGAAGAGCTGCCCGAGGGTCTGGTCCATGGATATGCTGTCCCGGCATGTCATATTCGTGCTATACATGCACGCCATCACCGAGGAGCCCGTGGGTGCCGCTCCGCTTCCCAAGGGTCGGTAACCCCCACTATCCGTTGCCGCCCGACTACGAGACGCTTTCCCCGGAGGGGCAGCGCCTCGCGAGGGTTAACGCGGTTTCCCTCCGCGAGACCCCGGAGGACTACGTATGGTCATGGCACTTCTTCCGCGAATACTACCTCAAGCCCGAAGAGTCCATGTTCTACCTGGAGCCGGCCCCCTCCTCGAAGTTCCATTATGACCTTGCGTACTTCCGGGGAGCCTACCCGCGCAATGTAATCCTGGCCCCCCGTGGCTCCGCGAAGTCCACGGTAGTCGGCACCGAGTTCATCCTCCTGGATGCGCTTGCCGGACCCCGGACCCCCACCCTGCTGGTCCTCGCCAAGGATGCCTTCGTGGAGCAACGATTCGCGAAGCTCATGATCCAGCTCGAGCATAACCCGCGAATCTTCGATGACTTCGGGGCAGTGCGTCCTACCCGTGGGCAGGCCGGCACCTACAACAAGCACTGCATTATGTTGCCCTCGGGGGTCGAAATCTACGGGGAGTCCATCCAGTCCATCACGCGAGGATACCGGGTGAAGTTCCTGCTCTTCGACGACGTGGAGTATGACCCGACCGACCCTGCCTCGAATGATAAGTTGCGCGGCCTCTTCCGGGATAAGTTCCGGGCCATCTTCCTGCCCATGCTCCGGAAGGGCTCCTCGGTGTACGTGATAGGGACGGGCCACCGCCGGGACCTCCTCGTGTATCATATGGCCCACACGAAGGACGATCCGACCTTCACGGGCCCCGAATGGAACCGCCGCATCTACACCGCGAAGGGGCCCTCCGGGCTTCTCTGGGAGGGTGGCCTCCCCCAGGACTTCCTCGACACGCAGGCCCTGGCCCTCGGGGATAAGTTCTCCGCGGAGTACATGAATGACCCGCAATCCGCCACGGAACCCGCACTCGTGGTGGACCCGGCCCTCTGCGAGTACGAGGTCGAGGGCAACCCGCAGGCCCCCCTCACGTCGGAGGCCCCCACGCGCTGGAACGACTGCCACCGGGAACCCTCCGGGGCCGTCCGTCAAGCCGAGCGTACAGCCCCTTTCCGGGAGGTCCTCGGGGGTATGACCCGCTTCATTACGATAGATTTGGCCCTCACCCAGGGTCCGGACTCCGACTTCAGCGTGGTCCACGTCATGGGCCTGGACCGCCTCAACCAATTGTGGTCCCTGGAGGTGTGGGGCGGCAAAGTCCGGCAGGGTATCCTCCTGGATAAGGCCTGGGCCCTCGCCGAGAAGTGGGGGGTCCGCATGATAGGCACCGAGGACGTCGGCATCCACCAGGAGATGATCGCGCAGTTGATTGATAAGGCCGCCCTCCTCCGGGAACAGCGTGGCGCATCCCCGGGTATTGTCCGCATCAAATACGTGCAGGAGATCCGGAAGGGCCCCCGTATATGCTCCATGGGGTGGCGCTTCAGACGCGGTCTCGTGAAGTTGCCCCGGCACCTCGCGGGTGACGCCCACGTCGCGGAACTCTATCGCCAGATTAAATTAGCCACTCCGGATCTCGCACTCTTGGTCCACGACGACTACGTGGATACCATGGCCATGGCCTGCGAGATGGTCCAAGGGACGACCCCCCAGAGGGAGCGCTTCGCCCCCCCCGAATCCCCGGAGGCCCGCATCGTCCGTGGCGAATACACCGACGAAGCCGGCATCCCCCACTACTTGAGGATTGATCCAGATAATCTTGACCATCGGGCCTTGACGGAGCTGCTCTCCCGTGCTACACTCGAGAAGGGCGCAATCTCCCTCATGGGGGAACCACCTCCGTGAGACGGGGCTCGCGTCCGGTGTTCCCCGTGGTTGACCCACTTCGAGGGGCAGGACCCCTCCGGAGACCCTCACCCTGGAAGCCAACACACTAGCACTCATCTTCGGGATCGCCCTGTGCGGGGCCGTTCTCGGAATCACCGGGATTCTGTGGGGTGCCATGCGCACCACCCGTGACACCCTGCAGACCCTGACGACCGCCCTGACGACCCTGCAGGGCCGGATGCTGGCCGACGCCGGAGTCCGGGACGGCCTCCACCCAGGGGTCTATTCCCGCATGGCGGACCCCGGACCCTCGCCCGCGATGGCCGAACTATTCGAGCGTCTCAGCACGCCGCACCCGGACCCCATAGGAACCCCGGCCTCCCTTGACCTCGGGAGCACCTTCCAGTGAAGTTGTACCTCCCGACGAACCATCAGGATTGCGTGGACGCCATGAAGATGATGGTGGCCTCCGCGAAGGCCGAGCGGGTCCGCCACGTCATCTCCTGGGAGATTACCTACTGGTACCTCCAGGGGTGCCGCAAGTTCAAGGTCCTCTCGTATGAGACCGGCGACGTCCTCAAGACTCTCGAGGGCCCACCGGGCTCGCTGCGCTTCACCTACGAGGAGATCCTCCGGCAATTCTCGCGGGAGTTGGGCCGTCGTATGTCCGCGGACTTGCGGCCCCTCGTGACCCCTGCCGGGGCCGGCCTTGACCAGATGCGCGGCTCCTCGATGTCGCAGGTCTTTCTTGATGCCCACGTCGACGCCATGGAAATCCAGGACTTCGCGAGGCGTCTCCACTCGGGCCTCATGCGGTATGGCACCATGGGGATCCAGCACCAGATGCGTGGTGACGACCCGAACAAGCCGGGTTCCCACTACGGGGAGCTCGTCTACCCGTGGGAGCTGTTGCCGGTCCCGGGTGCCGCGGTGGAACGTTCCCAGATGACCGCCATCGCCCGCAACCGCTGGCTTCCCCTGGAGAGGCTCCGCAAGGATCCTCGCTTCAAGAGTCTCCCGAAGGCCCCGGGGTCGGGCCGGGCCTCCGAGGAAGATAAGCGCCTCGGGGCTGTCTCCGTCCCCTACGGGAAGAAACCCCCGACATCCTTCATGGTCCGGGAAGGGTCCTCCGGGACCCCCCGATACACGGCGACTTCCAACACCACCGGGAAGCCGGCCCAGACCGAGGAGGCCTACGTCGAGGTCACGGAGCTGTGGTCCCACGACGAGTTCGGCCGGGTCTTCCAGCACGCGATCCTGGTCGGCGAATTCCTAGTCTCCCTCGAAGACTTCTCGAAGACCGACACCGCCGCCCGCCCCTGGATTCCCCTGCATGCGTGTGCCGACATTGACGTAGGGGGCTTCTGGGGCCGCTCCTTCACGTCGTATCTGCTGCCCTTCAATGACCAGATCGAGCAGATGCTGGCGTCCCTCTTCACGAATGTTAGAGACCTTGACCTGATGGGGGTGTCTTTGTACCCCGCGGATTGGAATATTCCGGCGACGGCCTTCAAGGCTACGGGTCGCCCGAAGTTTATCCCCTACACGCAGTCACCCGGCCTTCCCGATGGTAAGACCCACCAGGTGGGACCCATGAATGCCGGCGATTTCCCGGGCCGAATCGCGGCCTCCACCGTGCAACTCTACCGGCAACTGGCCGGCGATTCCCCCCTGCAATCCGGTGAGGCGCCAGGGCGTGTCGACGGAGGTCCTGGACTTGGTCTCATCCACGAGACTTCCTCTTCCGCCCTGGTCCCCACCACGACCGACATCGAACGGGCAATGGCCGGCCTTTACCGGACCATGCTTGCCACGGCCCGGGAAGCCAAGACAGGCCCTTCCGCCATGCTGCAGTTGTCCCTCACCTCGGACAACACGGTGGGGATCGTCGTCTCTCCGGATGGTTCGGTCGCCCTCGGGGACGGCATGAATGTCCTGCCGGACCCCGCGACGGTCAACATCAGTATCCGGGCCCGCAACCCCCAGCTCTCCACGAATCGCAAGCAGGAGCTCCTCACGATGCGTTCCCAGGGGTTGCTCTCGGATCAAGACCTCATATGGTACAACTTCGTGGAGCACCTGGGATTGCCACTCTCCGGGGAGGACATCCTCGCGGAGACCCGGAAGGCCATCCTCCGCAACCTCCAGCAATTCGGGGACGGCAAAACCCCGCAGGAGGTAGTAGTCTCCGAGTTCGATAATCATCCGCTCCAACTTGAGCGGATTGCCCGGTTCATGGCGAGACCCGAGTTCGGGCTGGCCTCCCCGGAGGTACGCGCTAAATTCGAGGATCGTCGCCGATTCCACGAGGCCTACGGTAAGCAGGGCCTGCTCCCCGAGGGGGCACCACGCCCCGAAGAAGCAGGCCTCCCATTCGCGGGACGGGCACCCGGCATGGGCGGCCCGATCCCTGAAGATTTGCAGGCGTCCCTCTCTGAGTGACCCTGGAGACCCCACACGATGAAGTACGGATACCCCTACCTCGACCCGAATCCCGAGGGTAGCACCACCCAAGGTGGTGATTCCCCGCCGAAGACCCCCACCCTCCTCGAAGGGGATGCCCTGGCGACCCACCAGGTCCGCGCGAAAGTAAACGGCGAAGACCGGGTGGTTTCCGTCCAGGAGGCGCTCGCCCGGGCCCAGAAAGACTGGGCGGCCGACACCACCCTAGAGGAAGCCCGGACCCTCCTCAAGGGCAACACGGACGCCCTCAAGATTCAGGCCGCCGTGAATGCCGCCCGGTCAGGCGACTTCGACAAGATGGCCGAGGTAGGCCAGGCCCTGGGCCTCCCCGAAGACAAGGTGAAGGAAATCCTCGCGCGTTACAAGACCCCCGAGGGCACCACCGTGGAGATCCCCCACCCCGTCACGATTCCCCCGGAGTTGTCCGAGATGGCGGAGGTCCTCAAGGCCTCGGGGTTGTCGGCCCGGGAAGTCATGTCCGGGCTCCTGGACACCCTGCGGGGCCAGTCCACGACCCGAATCTCCACCGACATCGGGAATACCCTTGACAAGGACCCCGAGTTGAGCTACCTTACCAAGGACCAGGGTCGACGTTCGGCCCTGATGGATACGGTCCAGAAAGCCGCCCAGCGACGCTACTTTGAGTCGGGCGGGAAGCTCCAGTGGGGCCCAGCCCTGCTCCAGGAGGCCATCACCGAGGTGAAGGGTGTCCTGAAGTTGGTAGGCTCCACGGTGTCCGGCCACCAGGGACTTGTCTCTGGCGTCGGGCCTGGAATGGCGACCCCCCCTCTCAGCGGCCATCGCGACAAGCCGGTGGACCCCCGGAAGATAAACTTCGGCGAACCCCGAGACAAGGTCGCCGAGAACTTTGAGCGACTCGTCCAGCAGAACCTCGAGGGTTAGCGGAGAGTCCATAAGGATTACAACCCGTGGCTTCAATCCTGGAAGCAATCTCCAAGACCGTCATGGAGACCTACGAGCCTGCCATCAAGGATGCTCGTCCACGTCTCGACAAGACGGAAAACATGATCCGAACCACCTCCATCGGGGTGGGTCGTGCCAACTTCGGTCGCGAGTGGAAGGCCAAGCACACCTTCGTGGGTGGGCAGGCCGGTATCAACTACTCGCGGTCCATTCTGGGCGGCACGATGCCGTCTGCCGGTGCCTCCGGTAATTTGCTCCTGTACGACGATGGGTCTACCTCGGCGGGCCGGACCTTCCCGACCATCGCGGAAATGCCGACCCCGGGCTTCTACGACATGGAAATCCAACTCAAAGAGAATGTCGGCGGCTTCGCGATTCCCTTGCAGGTCTTCATGTACGATAAGGCCGGGGGAAACGTGGGCTCCGTCGTCTCGGAAGTCGTTCGTGGTGCGGCCGAGGGCTACGTCATGTACGAGATTCATGGCCGCTGGAAGCTGAACTCCGTCAACAACTCGATCTGCGTGATTCAGGCCCCCTCGTCGTCTGAGGACGTGACCACGACCGCGAAGACCTACACCATCATCGGTGGCCGTATCCGGTCGCTGCGAGCGGGCATGGTCTGCCAGATCTGGGGTGACGCGACCCTCGCGAACACGGGTGCCTCCGGCATCAACACTCTGGTCTCGACGACCAAGGTCTTCGTGGAGGACGTGAACACCCTCGCGGGTACGGTTCAGCTCCGTCGCATCGGCGGTTCTGATATTAACCTCACGGCCAGCGGGTACTACGACCTGGCGCCCTACAACCCCGCGAATGTTTCCGGCACGAACTCGCCCTCGATGGCGTCGGGCTGGATCGACTGGGTGAAGTCCACGGGGACGGTCTTCGGGGTGAGCCTCTCGGCGCACGCTGACTGGCGTTCCTTGATTGCGTCTGTCACCGGGCAGCCCCTCACGGGCACCCTCCTGAACAAGTACGTGGGTTCCTTCCGGGACGCGACCGGCAAGGACATCGACACCATCATCACGACGGAAGGTGTCCTTCTGGGGCTCCTCGAGAACATCGAGGATGCGGCCCAGCTCTTCCGGTACGAAATCCAGGGCGAGGCCGTCAACGCCCAGATCGGTTTCTCGGACGTTGGCTATCGGTACCGTGGGGGCAAGATTCCCATCTTGACCACCCCGCATTGCCCGGCAGGCGACCTCTGGGGATTCCGTTTCGCGGATGGCAACGTGCGGCGCTACATTCCCCCGCGAATCGACGGGACAGGCACCGACTCGGACTTCGGTTCCGAGGTGCAGTTCCTCGCCCAGTTGTGGGGTTCGCCGTCGATCTTTACTCCGGGCCGGGATCCGACCACGGGGTCCGAGATTGACATCCAGAAGGCAGTCTACTACTTCTTCCGTGAACTTGCCCCGATGGACCCCCAGACCCTGCGTCTGACGGGCCTCACCGAGGGTACGACCACGGGTTAGTCAGCGCTTATTCTCGGGGATGGGGAGGGGTCGCTGCGGCGGCTCTCCCCCGGGGGGTAGGGTTTCCCGCCCCCCGCTCGATCCCCTTCCGAGGTGTGTGTGCCGATTGCAGGTATTCGCAAATTCGCATATGCGAACAATCGAATTCACGTCTACCGGGATAATACCTCCGAGGAGGTTGTCGCGGTCCGAGCCCCATTTGTCTTCGATGACCACTTCTTCCATGGTGCGGCAGCCTCCGTGTCGGATTATTGGTCCTCGCACGATCAGTCGGCGACCGGAACCCCGAATCTAGGCACTCCGCTGTCGTTCCCAACAGGTGCGGCAACGAGACCTAGCGGCTGGGCCTATCTGATCGGAACCGCAACGTCCCAGGCCGAGGACGGAGCCCTGTACACGACGCTGAATATGGCCCGGTTTAACAGGCCCGGCCTCCTGTACATGCGGTTCATGGTAATTACGCTACCGGCGTCAACGCAGGGTACCTACTTGGGTCTCGTGCAGACGTCCACCGTGGTTGACACGACTGCTTCCCCGGACGTTGCCACGATCGACGAAGCCGACCAGAAGTTCGCGGGTATCCGCATTGCGTCTACGGGCGCCGTCACGATTCGCACCGACGACGACACGACGGACTCCGGCTACATCGACACGGGTGTGACCCTGACGGCCTCAACGTCCCTGGTGCATGACCTCCTGATGACGTGGACGGACTACCGCAATATTAAGTTTCGTCTCGACGACGTGGACCTGAACCCTCGCCGGCTCATGCCCATGACGGACGGCGTAGGCGCAACCGACGGCTATTCCCCGATCTTTGGGTACTACAAATTCTCCGGCACGACCGCCCCCAGCCTCCGGATGGACCGGGTGATCGTTGCCCTCGCGAATGCGTCGTAATGGGCCCCCGACGCTTGGAGCCCGGTGAAGTCCTCCGGGATTGCCCGACCACGAGGTATATGCGGCGGGTTCTTCGGAACCCCCGCATCTGCTCGTATGTAGCCGCGGCAACCGGCGAATGGGAACTTTGCCTGCGGATGCCGGGCCACTCCGGAGTCGTTCTGGAGTTGGCGGGCCTGGGCCAAGAACCCACGAAGGTTGGACGGGCCACCCTGGAGGCGGTCCTCTTCGACCAGGGGCCCACGAAGTACCAGTGGCTCCACGAGTTGGCGTCCGCGATTCGGGGGGCCCAACGGCAGGAAATCCGCGATGCCCTGGAGGATGCCGAGTACAACCGGGACCTTCGGCAATACCTGCGCCGTCGGGCCGGTATCCATCGCGAGAATGACCCCTCGTATGACCTGATCGCGTTGCCCGGGGTTAAGAGACCACGGCGCTGAGGTAGTCCATGGCCTACACCGCACAGCCGGTCGGTTTCCTCGCGGATACCGTCCAGCGTATTCGGGACTTCACGGATGATCCGACGGACACCCCCAAGTGGCTGACGGATCGTCTCTACCCCCTGATTCGGCAGTCCTACGGGAAGGTCTTCCGGGACATCTTCGGGGCCACCGATCACTACCCCCTCGTGAGGTTCTCGGTAGCAGTCGTGGCAGGGACGGCGACCTATGCCCTGCCCTCGAATATTGGGCGCCTTCTCCGGTTTTCCCGCCAGGAGACCACCACGGGGTACATGACGGATTTTATTGTGCCCCGGGATCACCTGCACCCGCTGGGTCCGGGTGTCCGGCTCGAGGGTAACGTGCTCCGCTTTGAGCCAACACCAACCTCGACCGAAACCCTCACCCTGGAGTATATACCCAACGGCCAGTGCGCGATCCACCTGGGGACTTTCACGCAGGCGGCCTCAGGACTCTCGACGACCAGCATGCCGATCGCCCTAGGGCCCTCCGAGGGTTACGCCGCAGGCCGTCCCTACGAATACCTCGGGCAACTCTATCGGCTCCTCGGAACCTCGGGCTCAGTGCCCACCGGATACCTCGTGTTCCCCGTGCAGGAGCGCCCCATCACCGGGTGGACCCCCTCCACCGGGAACGTCACCGTAGGGCCCGCCCTCGATTTTAATCCGGCCTCCTTCTCCGGGACCTACACCTACGAGGTGGTGCCCTACTTCTGGGACGTCATGTCGCAGGCCATCGCGCTGGACGTCGTCCGACAGGTCCACACCTTCGAGGATCGCTCTTCGAAGAGGGATCCTACCCGGGTTCTCTACCTCGAGGAACTGAAGTCCCTCCGTGACTACTTTAATTCCCTGCAGGCTCGGACGCCCCGCCGCTGGGAATTCCAGACTCCGGAGAACACCGGACTCTATATGGTGTAACGTGAAGGTCTACCCG